GCCAGCAAAGGACTTTCAACGTGATTTGGCAGTGAAGCAATGTAGGTGATACCGCCTACCCTGTCCAGCACGCCCCGGGACCTCAATTCCTCCGTTAGCGATATTAAATCCACGGGCTTGCCGGCCTGGTACAGGTCGAGTATAGCCTGAAATATTTGCTTGTGGTCGGCACGGTAGAAGTCGTCCGGCTCAAGTATCTCCGATACTGCGTCTACAGCTTCCGCACTCAACAAGCAAGAGCCAAGCACGTATTGCTCCGCGTCTATAGACTGCGGTGGCACTCTTTTCCCCATCAGGCACCCCCGATTTCCCAATCTAAGAACTCAGGTCGCTCGTATGTTCGCTGACTAACTGTCGGTTGTGCCCGGGCAAGCGTTTGACGCAGCTTTTCGAACACGTTGGCAGCAAGAAACACTGATATGGTGCGGCCGGCACGGGACACAAAGGGATCGTCCGTCACGAAAAATGCATCTATTAGCCGACACATTTCGGACAGTGATTCATCAGGGTCCTCATGGTCGTGGTCCAATGCAGCCAGGCGCTGCTTGACCAGCTTCCCATGCTTCCCGTAGTCAATAACAGGTGTAAGTCCCACATGCCTTACCGCAACGTCCTGGAAATAGCGCAGGACATGCCTTACCCTGGGGTCGGCCTTGTTTCTTGCTCTCTTGAGTTTAAGGGGTGTAACTTTATCATCAGAGCCCCCGCCTTCAGCAGGGGTTACGACATTTTCAACAGGTGACATAGGGATAACAGGGGGGGTCTCCTCGCTGTTTCCTTCTTGCGTGATTTCTCCCTGGCTTTCGCCCTCGTTTGGCAAAGGCAAAGAATCATCCCCCTGGCGAGTGCCGTCAGGCACCGCCGCGCCGTCAGGCGCGTTGGCGTTGCAAGCCAGTATATTTATATACTGTGAAGGTGAAGGTGAAGGTAAGATAATCGCAGATGTTCGCAGATTATCTGCGACATTCGCAGATTCATCCTCGGGATCCGCAGTGAGAGATTGCAGATTATCTGCGACATCACCAGTTTCATTTAATGGAAATCTTAGATTATCTGCAACGTTCGCAGAATGTTGCTGATTCCAGGGGGGATTCGGGGGCGCAGGATACTTTGAAGCCTGTTTTTCCTTACGCCCAGAGTTTATATAGGTCTGGTACTTGTACCATGTCGCCGGATTAACGGCCATATATGGCTTGCCGTCTACTTCGTAAAGATATGCCAGGCCATACTTATTAAATAGGCTCATTGCCAGTGCAACATCCTTGGAAGTAAAAGGGAAAGCGGGAAATAGAGTAAGTTTGACCTCTATGGGATTAGCGCTCATCCTTCCCCAATCATCGAATGCTGTAATAAACCAAGGCCACATCAAGGCCGCCGTTGGATTCTCTTCCGCTAAGGCGGCTATCTTTTCATCCGTACTTATTTCACTGGTTATATACCTCTTGCGGGACATTCAATTCATTCCTTTCGGTTATTTTCGTTATTGGCATCTATAGATTCATCGGGAGATAACCTTTTAATCATTCTGAAAAACCATTCTTTAGGTACACTAAATTCTGGGCCTACCGGGTTATCGCAATCTATTGGTACCACTAAAAACGTAAGCTTTTGACCGTCATCTGTTATCTCAAGATTATCATCCTGACCCTCAATAACCATCTTAAGGTACATATTTTCTCACCCTCTTATAAGCGTTACCTACTTTTCACCGCTTCGTTGTACCCCTGCTTAAACCCATCTATCAAGCCATCCATCCTGCCAACCATGTAAAACAATAGTGCAAGTTTCTCCTTTTTAAAGCGTGAGAGAAGAGATTGTCTTGCTTCTTTTTCTTCTTCGGAAGTTATGGCCATTATAGCAGTCTTTGCATCCTCAATATCCCTGTAGCTATAGCCTTCTTCCAAGAGCCCGCCTTCTATTTCCATCTGTATATTGTCAAGCCAAGTTAAAAACTCTTCCGTTGTCATGAGCAAGCCCCCTTGTTAGAAAACATGCTCATTCTTTCCGTACTATTTCCAACAACCCATATCCCTGTGTTCCCCAAAGCCCATTCGCCCCGGGAACTTACCAGTAAAGCCATCAGCATCTGTTCCCCTATTGCCCGGGCCGCCGGCGGAGGGACGGCGTTTCCGATGCGCTCCCTCCACCTAGCGTCCGACTTCCCGGCCAATTGCAACGGCCTCCCGTCTGGCAAGGTCACGGGGAAACCTTGCAGCGCCGCTAATTCCAGTGTGGTTAACGGCCTGTGCCATGTCCCGTCAAGGGCTATTATCACCGGCGGAGGATCCGGCCTATCGTCGTCAGCAGGAATGCGCGGATCCGCCACGGCGGCCGCCCCAGCGTGGATATCGCCAGCGCCAATAACCGTAGCTGATGGCTGGTCCCATGCCTGTACTTTGTAGGTGCCATTTCGTGGCCGGCACCCCAGGCGTGGATCCGCCACCGATATAGCGCCGTTATTCGGGCGCATAGAACCGGTTATCGTTCTTGCGGGCTCGCTCCAACCGCAGACGTTGTATATTGCAGTATGGGTACCGCTTTTAAAGCCTGTGCGCGGATCTGCTACCGCCGGCGCCCCGCTGCCAAACCGTGTACCTGTTATACAGGGTCCAGAATCCTCCCACCGCACCACCTGGTAGACCGCTGGATGTCGGTTATCTCTAGCCGGCAACCGTGGGTCCGCAATAGCCGCTAGGGCGTTACTCCCCTGCACGCTGGCCGAACCGGTTATTGTAGTGGCCGGCTCGTCCCATCTCCCAACCCGGAAAGCGCCATCCCGTGGAATATACTCAAGCCGGTACTGGCCGGGCGCAATTTTCTCCAGGTCCCGCCAATCCCCGCCAGCTGGTATCAGCGCCAGGCGCATCCATGTTTTCCACTGCAGCCGTGGTAGCCGGTGCATCGGACCCATAGATGGATCGTCCGGCATAGGCAGCGGCCCCAGGACCTCACCGATGGACCTAACCCGCCGGTGAGGCGGCCGGTACACAAAAGCGCTCATCTTCTCCTGATGCCGGGCTATCAGCAGGTACCGTTTCCTGCGCTGGGCCAGGCCCCCTATCTCGCCACAGTCGTGGTATCCTTCGTGGAAGAGATAGCCATGACGTGCTAAAAGATGCTTGACTTGCCGTAGCAACCATTCTCCCCGGGAGGTTATGCGGGGTACGTTTTCGAGCATGATGATTGACGGCGGATTATCTCCAAAGGCTTCCATGGTCAGCGCCAGTCCCCGAACCACCAGGCGGTTGAGCGCCTGGTATTTCTCGCTGACCGCTCTTTCTGAGGGCAACAATCCGCTAAACCCCTTACAAGGAGGGCTTAAGAACACTACATCCGGGTATTCGCCACCTGTCGCTTCCAGCAGGTTATCCGCTGTGGCTTCACACCAATCTGCCGGCGGCTCGTGACCGTGAAAAGCTATGTAGTCTGCCCGTGAGAACAGGTCCATCTCCACCGCCGGGGCCCCGGTCAGGGTCCGGAAATCCTGACAGGCTTCCGGGTCCACATCAATGCCAGCTAAAGTTCTGAACCTACCTACCATCCCTTTATACTCTTCTACTGCCTGTTGCAAGCCTAAAGCTGCCCCACCTATTCCCGAGAATAAATGCAATACCGTAAACTCTTTCATTTTATACCTCCAGTATCAGTACAACAGGCAAAACTCCTTTATATCTTCTAAGGCCAGTCTCCACCTTTCTCCATCGGGAATACAGATAACCTCAAAATATTCCTCTTCAACCTCAATTACCCGGACTTCTCTACCTGTAGGCAGGTGTATCAAGGACATACCCGGCCTTACAACTAAAGTCCTCATTCTCATCCTTTTATCCCCTCCCAGTAAACGGTTATTACCCTGATTTTAGCCGGAACAACCTCACATATGGCAACTATTCCCTGATGCGCTCCGGAAAGCTCCAGCTTTATGGTTTTAGCATCGCTTTTATTGCGGAGATAAGCCCTTAGAATAGACTTGCGAAGCCCACGGGGGTTAATCCCCCTTTGTTCTATCCTCTTCTCACAATGCCTGGTATTTACTACACGCATAAGCCCCACCTAGATTAAATTTTCTACCCGGAAATAGTTTTTTCTCCAGTGCTTCTTATACCTGTGCCTTCTTAGCTGACTAATAAGATAACGTAGTAACTTCATCTACAGCCACCACCTGCAGTTTTCTTCTTCACAAAGGTATTTCCTGATAAAGTCCAGCAATTTTCTCCCCGCTACGGACGGGATGTACTTCTTTCCCCTGCACTCGGGGCATACATTTTCATATATCATCCCATCATCATCAACACCGCCTATATATCCCTCACCCTTGCAGGACTGGCAGGGGACTTCCAACTTACCAAGCAAATCATCTATGTTTGCCATAACTTACGCCCCCTTTAGGGTTATCCGCCTCATACATCCTAAGTATCCACCCACTGTTCTTGTTGAATCCCGCTGGTTCAACTTTGCAGCAATGCCTCCAGGCACTGCCCGCAATCCAGCGGGCATGCTTTTCAGCTTCCTGTTTTGTGCGGAAAAACATAACCTTGACAATCATTGTTCTTTCCCTCTTATATCAACCTTGCGGATCCAACTTCACCTCCGATATCTGGTTCCAAAACAGTGACATACTCATTTTTTCTGTTGCTATCGGATTCAACCACAAAACTTCTTCCCGTTCCCGGCCGCCTTCTGCCAGGGCTCGGGCTGTACGTTTAGTCCAGTGACTTAATCTCTCCTCATACAGTGGACATGAGTAACCGGAGAGGAAAGCCGGGCCCGGGTGCCTGTCCAGCACATCAAGGAGCTTAATGTGGTCCTCTTCAGTCATTTCGTGCCTATATAGTGCCCGGGTCCTGGTGCTAAGAGGATAAGGCGGGTCAGCATATATAAGCACTTCTGGGTGTCGATATCGCTCTATAAGCTTTAATGCCGACTGGCACTCTATCTGCGCATCCTTCAGACGTTCCGCAACCGCCAATATTCGCATGGGCAACCTCTTCCACTGCAATGGCATATTTGTACCCTTGCGCCCCTGGATGTCATTCCTCCACCCGCACTGGTCACCTAACTTGGCACCGTATGCCTGCCAGCACCTGACCAAAAATCTTCTCGCGTCTTCAAGAGGGTCACCAGTCAGCTCATAGCTTTCGTAATACTCGGCCCGGGCCCACGGTGTCATTTCAATTAGCCACGCCAGCTCATCCGGCCGCTCCCGAATAACCCGGAACAGGTTCACCACCTGGCCGTCAATATCGTTGATTGTTTCTACGTGACTTGGTGGCTTATTGAAAAATACTGCACCTGACCCGAAAAAAGGCTCAAGGTATACCCGATGTGGCGGCATGTGGCTGACTATCCACTTGGCCAGACTCCACTTCGCACCGGGGTATTTGAGGACCGGGCCCACGCATATCCACCCCCCTTTCTCTCTCACAATCCTCACACAGGCCAAACCTATGCCTTGACATTGGCGCTCCACACAAAGAACAGCGGTTAGGACCACGTTTCGGGCCGGTTCGTACCATGCTACTCGGCTTAACGGGGCAATACCCTATATAATGCCCTGATGGTCCAATTGGCGGCTCTCCATCAAAATAGATATGGGTTCCTCGCAATTCACCGAAGCGGTAGCACAGACGGACGTATTTAACATACGGTTGCTTGCTTCTAGGATTGGGATTTGTGTACTTATATACCCTACACATGCCAAGCTCTCTCCTAAACTGGCATCTCATCCCACATGCGCCCATCTAAGATGTTACCAGCAATCTTCTTACCAACTTTAACCATATAAGATGACTTAACCCAACACTCTCTGATTGTTCGGTTGTATTGACCTCTAACCCGCCCTTCTTGCCAGGGGTAATAGGCTTAAAACGGCAATTCTTCGTTGTTGAGCTGCTTCTTTACCTCGCTTTTTACCCTTTCCCAAGCTCTCTGATATGCAATGTCCAGGTCGGCTTTGTTTTCCACAGTTACCTCAATCTCTGCCTCGGCTTTACGGTTGTTGTAGCCTGGGCCACTGACCAGCTCCGAATAGCAAACCCTAATTTTCATTTAGACACCTCCGTATTTGGCATCTCATCCCACGTCCGGCCGTTCAAGAGGCGGCCGGCGGCCTTGCGGCCAACTTTTACCGAATAATCTTCAGGGTCAATAACCTAATGTTCATTGCTCGGCCAGTCAGTGATAATCCTGTGTAAGTGCTTACTCTGCCCCCTTATAAGAACTAAGCCAAGCGCTTGCCACAGAATGGACAGTTAATTATCTCTTTAAGAGGTCGTAGTGTCTGTTGTGGTGTAAAGATATACCATGTACCATCTCGATAGTGAATATGATTTTCCCCACATTTGTGGTTTATAATAGTAGGGTCTGGGGTTTGTGAGGCTAGCCATTGCTTAAATTCTCGCATCATTGTCACCCCTTAGCCAAGGTTTAGGCATCTCATCCCACGTCCTGCCGTCCAAGAGACGGCCGGCGCGTTTTTTACCTATTCGCTCCATAATCTCAATATCACGGTAATCATCAGCAGCATCTTTAGGGTAAGCATGCCACGTTATCTTTCCAACTCTATGACAATCACTACTAGCCACACACCGAAATTCTACAAGTTCACCTGCATATTTTTTGTAAGCATGAAGGTAAGTTTTAAAGATGCCATAATCCCCCCAAGACTTAAAAAAGAAGGGTATCCCTGCCTCCTGACACTGGTTCCGCAGGCTCCTCACCCAGTCCGGGTGCATGGGCCGGGCGCCTGGGCCTGTCTCGCCGCCACAGATGATCCAGTTTAAGTAAACACCGTTATGCGTACAGTCTGGGCAACATTTCTTGCCTCTTTTCCACAAATCTGAGCCACATTTTGCAGCCGATGAACCGCAAAAATTACATTCCCCCAACCACTTTGATAAGTCCACCGGCCCCAACATCGGCTCCACGCTTACGAACCGTACCGCCGCCGGTATTTGAAGTAGTACCGGTATGCGCTCATTGGCCCGGGCCTGGTTCTCGGCGGTAACGCCGAGCCATAAATTACGGATTATAGCAGCACCTGTTGCATAATAACTTTCAAAAACGTTCCGCATCCGCTCTGGACGTTTAGTTAACATGAAAAAAGTGTGTTGACCTGTTGCGGTAACCAGTTTCAGGATCTCTCGAATAAATGATTCCGGAACGTCCTGGTGAAAAAGGTCACCCATTGAACAAACAAAAATGATCTTGCCCGTGCCACGCAAGGCTGGTTCCAACGAACTCACCCTGCCAGGATGCAGTGTTACCCTGAACGGATTATCTTCAGGATATCCAAACCGACCGCGGAGCCTGGTAGCCATCCTCCGGGCATAGCAGTTTTGGCAGCCCTCCGAAACTGGGGTACAGCCAGTAACGGGGTTCCATACGTGAGTGGCCCACTCTATCCTCGTTTGTCCCATACTCACACCCTCTTTTCTCAGGACATACACTTTAGACCAATACCACCTCAAAGTCTACAACCCACACCAGCTCGTTCGGGTCCCACCATCCATATATCCGCTTAAAAACCTCTTTGTAAGCCTCGATAGACGGATAACCTTTCCTCCGGGCATCGTCCTCAGAAATATTCCCCAGACGCTCCCGGCGTACGGAAACAATGCGAAGCAATGCAAAAGGCTTACTACCCTTCTTAAAATCGGTTTTGGCCTGGTGTATAGACCCGGGGCGCCACCGGCATTTGCCGGTGCGCCGGGTCTGGGTCTTTTCACCACGCATGATTGGCTGAACATGCTCCGGTTTGAATAAAATCATCTCTCTGCCAGCGCCTCCTCCGAATAGGGCGCGGTAATAACTTCTGTTTTCATAGGTATAAAGTCTACAATTTCAACCCCTACAACAGCGTCCTCAAATTCGCGCTCGTCACCTTCGTCTTTAAGGGTATCACCCTCAGTGTTCTTGAGAACGGCTTTATACCAGCCTTCTTCATCTACAGTGAAGTCGCAATCGGAGTCAATATCAGCAGCCTTCCAAATTGCTTTTTCAAAGATCACATCAGTAATGTCAGACATTACTGCAAAGCCTTTAACATTGCCCCTGATTTTCACCCAGATATGTCCCCGGTAATCCCATCTCTGGATGGTCACCTTAATAGTATGTTCTCCGTAACGATTATTAGGGTCGTAATTATGAATCATGTTACGCACCCACTCCTTTTAGTCCGTACTTCAACCTTCTGCCCCCTGTAACCATCCACTATTTCTCCACCCTTTAAAACCAGCCGCACATAACCCGTACAACGGTGCAGGACCTCCACAACCTTTTTACCTTTTACGATGTCGCCTTCCTGGACTTCTTCGATTCTCATAGTTACTTTCATATGTTCACCTCTTCTCTTGACTGCCGCATTTTGGGCAGTAACCTGTTTTAAGAATCGGATACCACTTTTCTTCTCCGCTTCCATAACCGCATGCAGCACAGACAGCCACCCTTGCTGGATCATCGACGAAGGTATGCCTATGTCTTGAAGAGTGGCTTTTCTAAATCTGCCATTGTAAGCCCGATATATTAACCTACCATTATTAGGTGCCTTGTATGGCGGCATACTAAGTCATCACCTCCACCTCTTTCTCCCGACCAAAAGCCAATGCTACCGTGCTCCTGACGATAGCAGCTATGCACTGAGAGCATACCCACCGGCCGTCTCCAGCCGGATGCAGGTCACTTACTCGCCGCCACTTGCCCCACGGGTCTTTTACCCTTTTTTTGGGGTGCTGGCCGCAGATGTAGCACGTTTTCCGGAGCGGCATTTTCTTTCACCACCTTCTGCAAACGTCTATGTATTCCGATGGCCATTAGCCGGCAGAAAGTTTCCATGTCAGCCCTGTCCTGTTGTGTCACGGGTTTCCCCCCCTTACTTCCATAGATAGGGAACAAAGGTTTTTACACCTTGGGCACTTGATAACCAGACTAACCGAGCCGTTAATTTGGAATTTAAGGAGTAACTTACCGCATCTGGGACACCGCAGTTCTGTCATAACGCACCGCCTTATTTGGGAGGTTTTCCCTCCCCCGGCGTCGAAATTTGCTGGTTGGGGTTGCCAATTCGACCGAGGGGGGAGGGAAAATCCTGGAGCCAATTACTTGGTCAATGGTCTTTGACGTCTTAATATGGGCGATGATATTTTCAGGCATAGTACTTGTATTAGTTTTCTTACGTAATGCTTTCGAATCGCTAATTTACGGTTTGGCTTATGCGATTAAGAGGATTTTCTTTTCAGAAGACAACAGAACCACAGCTAAGAGAGGTACACGAAAAAAGACGGCATCAAAAGGTTCAAAAGCTAAATTTAACGACCATGACTTTCCCTGGCACAACCCGAAATTTGCTCTTAAAGTTATTGACCGTATGTCTGGCCGTGAGTTTGAAAAATTCCTGGAAAAACTCTTTCAAAAACTGGGTTACCAGACTATCCTGACCCCGGAGATGAAGGACCATGGCGCTGATCTCATAATCATCGATACACGGGGCAGAAAATTCGCTATCCAGGCCAAGAAGTTACAGGAATATGGAAGAATTGGTGTCAGCGTGCTAGGAGAAGTTACCAGAGGCCAACGATGGTATGAATGTCATGGAAGCATTGTTATAACGAACCAACACTTTACTGACCAAATGCTGGAAGAAGCTAAGAAACTACACGTTGCGCTATGGGATCGAACAGACTTGAGTAACTTAATCAGGAAAGCTCACAAAGCAAACTGATATTATCCCGTCCACTGGCAACCCCGGGCGGGGTTTTTCTTAAGCCTCAATTCGGCAAGTTTTGAACTGGGCCAGTGATATAATAAGTTAACTAGTTATCATCTGGCCTTATCTGCTTTAGGAGAATTGCCCGAGTCAGCTAGCCAGCACACGGAATTGCACAGCCATCCCCTATTCACCACCTGCACCGGGACTATACGCATTTTGCTCTTCCGGCCGAAGGCCCCGGGTGTATGCCTGTAGGACTGGACATATCTTTCTTTTGCGCTCGTGAGGCATGTGGGATATTGGCTCCCCTTCTACTCTCCAGCAACTCTTGGAATGTCTGCATTGCAATTAAACAAAACGTTTAATTCATCCGTATAAAAAATTACTATATCTACTCCTAATATTGCGGCTAACTGATATAATTCTGCTGCTTCAATTGGCCTACGACCATTTTCAATATTGCTGAGCCATTGTGGGGTTTTCCCCATTCTCTTGGCTACAAATGTTTGAGAAATGCCCTTGCTTGACCTCACCTGTGCAATTTTTTTTCCGATGCTGAGCCTTATTTGCACGGTTTTCTTGTGCTCCATGTGTCTCACCACTCAACGTATTGTTTAAGCCTCTTGCTATAATTGTACTTCAACAAAACGTTTATGTCAACATCAAAATTAACTATTCGTTGAAAACATTTTTCAATCCGTTTAACGGTGGTAAGATATTATTTAAAGAGGGGATGAGAAATGAGCCTGGGACAGAGATTACGTTTAGCAAGAGAAAATAAAGGATGTACACAGGTATATGTAGCTAAATTACTCGGTATTACCAGCCAGGCTCTTTCCAATTATGAAAGAGGAGAGAGGGACCCAGATACTCCTTTGCTTAACCGCTTGGCTGAATTATATGGTGTTTCAGTAGATTACCTCCTCGGTCGCACTGACGATCCTACTCCCTATACCCTGCCCCCACACACCGATCCTGCTGGAGATGCCGACAAAGAAGCCCTGCTTCTTTTTGGCCGTATAAGTCGCCTGAGCAAAGCGGGCAAAGAACAAATCCTGAAGGCCCTGGAGTGGGTTGAAGCAATCGAAGAGCAGGAGAGAAAAGCCCAAAAGAAAAAAACACATGAAGAATAGGCCCATACTCCCATTTACAGGATAATGGGCCTAAAATTTCCCTCCGTTGTGACGATAGTAAAATTTAAGTTCACATAGTCACAAAAGGAGCAATTTTATGGATCCACACGCTTTAACAGTAATGATCTTAAAGGATCTCAACCCACCTTTCCCCCTTCCTCTTGGCCTGTTGGCTGAATACCTAACGGAAAAAGGATATGTGGACCGCCCCATAGAGTTTCACGTTATGCCCCTACCCGTGCAAGCTACAGCCCTATGCTACTGCCGGCCGGAATTTTTAAAAATCCGTATAATTCTTAATTCCAACCGACCTGATGGTAGCCAGCGGTTTGGAGGGTTTCATGAACTGGGGCATTTGGCCCTGGGGCACAAGATAGGCCTTCTTCGTCTGTGGGGGGAACGTATAAACGGTGAAGAAGACCCCCTGGAACGTGTGCAAGCCGACCAGTTTGCAACAGAGATAATGATGCCTGAATCTCACGTGTTTCAACTCGCTGCGCATTATGATCACCCCTTTGTTTTTATAGAAAAAATGCGCGAAGTCTTTAGGGCCAGCCTGGAAGCCGTTGTTCGCAGGCTGGTTGAGTTACGAATCTTTCACGGAGCCTTTTTCCTTTACAATCCACGGAAGCTCTATTTTGCTTATAGTACCCCCGATTTCTTTTATGACCTTGAAAAAATGAAAAAGTTTTTGATTCAGGAATACAAGACGATCTACGAGGGTCAAGAATTTGTCTGGTTCGAACGTGAGCTTGAGGACGGTACAATGGAATACTACACAAAGTACCTGAGTGGTAATGTTCTTCTGGCGCTGGTCAAGGAAAAGGGAAACTTGTATAGCCGACTGGCCACGTCCTGGTCAGAGTGGTTCGGAAAGGATATACCTGCAGTTTCCTACGGTCCGGTGGAAGCCGTATTGGACTGGTAAGCAAAAGTTGATATAATGTCGTTAGGGGTGAAATCAATGAGTGTCATACGAAAAGAGCTGGAAGCTATCATTATGCGTTTACCCGTTGAAAAACTAAAGTTGTTACTCGACTATGCTCATGAACTTGAAGAAGAGCTAACCCCGGAAGAAATTGCCGAAATTGAGGCAGGAAAAGCGGAAATAGCCCGTGGTGAATGGGTGGACTGGGATGAACTCAAAAGAGAGCTCAATATTTAGGGTTAGGCTCTCCCGACGTGCCGAGAATTATATCAGGAGGGCTGACCGTAATACGCAGCAGCGGATTGGACAGGCCATAGAGTTCATCAGAAAACAGCCTTTACGGGGACCTAAAATCAAAGAATTAAAAGGAAGAGAAGGCGAATACCGTTATTACCTGTTTTTGGCATAATAGAATTGCATAAAACGGCAGCCAAAAATGCATAGCATGGCGCGTGTAAAAGAGGGCATTGCCATCACGCTCTAGAATAACCCTTCTGACTTGGGCAAAGGCAGGAGGGGATACAAGAGGTGATAGCAATGGCCCAACAACAGTATATCAAACATCTTTACGAGCGAGAAGAGTGCAGTATTGCCGAAATTAGCCGGCGGGTAGGTATCAACTGGCGAACAGCGGCTAAGTACGCCAAGAAAGACGACTGGAATCAGCCCATGCAGCAGACCCGGCGCCGGCAGCCGGTCATGGGGTCTTTTGTGGACATCGTGGACACCTGGCTCATGGAGGATATGCTCAAGCCCCGCAAGGAGCGCCGCACTGCGGCTACCATTTACCGGCAACTACGTGAGCAATATGGTTTCAAGGGGTCGGGGAGAACGGTGCGAGCATACGTTTCCCGCCGCAAGAAAGAACTCCGTACTGGAGCGCAAGAGAAATACTTGCGGTTGGAGCACCCACCCGGACAAGCCCAGGTGGATTTCGGGACGAGCCACGTGGTATGGGACGGAGTACTAAGGGAAATCAAGTACCTAACATTCTCCTTCCCCTACAGCAATGCCGGTTTTTGCGTACCGGTGCCCAGCGAAAATACGGAATGCTTGCTCTACGCTATGATCCAGGTTTTCGAGTGGATAGGCGGCGTTCCGCCGGAAATTTGGTTCGATAACCTTTCGGCAGCAGTTGTGGGTGTGGGGAAAGGCGAACAACGGGAACTAACCGAAACTTTCCGCCGGTTCATGCTCCACTACCGGTTTGAGGCTAAGTTCTGTAACAGCGGCAAGGGCAACGAAAAAGGCCACGTTGAGAATAAAGTGGGCTATACACGGCGCAACTGGCTCATACCATACCCGACGGTTTCAAGTTACGAGGAATTAACGGCTGAGCTTTACCGGCGGGCCTTAGAGGATATGCAGCGCTCCCACTACGAGAAGGGCGTTACAATTGCCGAACTGTGGGAAGAGGACAAAAAAGCGCTCCTTTCCCTGCCCGCTACCCCCTTTGAACCAGTCCGGTTCGAGACTGCCCGTGTGAACAAGTATGGCCAGGTGCAATGCTGCGGAGAAGTTTATCCGGTGCCAAGCGCACAGGTTGGAGAGACGGTGCTTCTCAAGCTCTGGTGGGACTGCGTGGAGGTCTTCAGCTGCACTCAAGAGCGTTTAGCCCATCTCCCTCGCCACTACACATTGAAAACCCAACCCATCGACTGGAAAGGGTACTTTAGGATTTTCATCCGTAAACCAAGGGGTGCCCGGCATGCGACCATGTACCGGTTCCTCCCCGAGCCGGTTCGTCAGTACCTGGAAGCATGTGATCCGGAAACATACCGGGAACGGCTAAAGTTCATCCATACCCTCTTGGAAGAAGGGTTCACCATCGAGGATATCGCCAGGGTCTTGGAGGAGGCCGCAAAATACCCGGCGGCAGATAGCGCCTTAATCCGTCATAAGCTGTACCGCATCACATTCCCGGACGCTCCCCTGGAGGCCTTAAACGAGACCTATACGCCGGATAGCGTCAGGCGCTATACACCCGAGATCAACATCTATGACCGGCTGGTGCCGCAGGCGGGCGGGAAAGGAGGTGAACTCCGTGACCAAGTTGTCGTTGAAGGAGCAGTGTAAGGCTTTAAAACTGGCATATATCCCGTCTATTTACCTGGAGATCACCTGCCATGACCGGGAACAATACCTGACCGACCTGTTCGCAGCCGAACTGGAAGCGCGTTGGGCTAACAGAGTCCGCCACCTTATCAAGAAGGCGGGTTTCCCGGCCCATAAGACGCTGAATGACTTTGACTGGAAGCCCGTGACCTTACCGGCCTCCACCACCATCACCCATCTGACAGAACTCACATTCATCGAGCGCTGTGAAAACGTGCTGGCGCTCGGGGCCGTGGGCACCGGCAAAACGCATTTGGCCATCGCCCTGGGGGTTCGGGCCTGCATGGAGGGGAGGAGCGTCCGTTTCTACCGGTGCCTGGACCTCGTCAACGCCCTGTTGGAAAGTCACCGCCAGGGTCGTTTGCAGCGGCTGATGGGAGAGCTAGAGAAGGTCGATCTGATTATCATCGATGAGCTTGGCTTCGTGCCACTTCTCCGTGAGGGAGCTGAACTCTTATTCAACGTTGTAGCTCAAGCGTATGAACGACAAAGTATCATTGTTACTTCCAACTTACAGTTTGGTCAGTGGAACACCGTGCTGGGGGATAACCGCCTCACAGCGGCGCTCATCGACCGTTTGGTCCACCATGCCCATATCCTGGCCTTTGAAGGGGAGAGCTATCGTTTGCAGAAAGCGCTCTCAGCCATAGCTATTAACCAGTCGGAAGATAAAGATAATAGGATTACGACCACAGCGAACTGAAATCTCCCGATTCGAGGGAGAATAATTACCGAGCGTGATGGCAAACTCTGCATTTTTTGATTGCCGAATTCATCATTTTTTACTTGCCAAACACAATTACCTTGGAAACCTGCGAATTACTTATGCAGTTAATCTTTCGGAAAGAGTAATCGAAATCTTTAATATTGGTCCACGTGGAGACATCTATAAGAAATGATAAGCAGGAATAATTGATCAGACGTCGAAGTAACCTTTTAGAGCACCAGAGCGCCGCGAGCGCCAGAGAGCCATACATAACCTTTTCGAGGCCCAGGAGGCCCCTAAGCGGGGCCTCTATTTATTTTTCGGGAGGGGTGGAAATGGCCAAGATAAACAGAAAAACCGTGCCCATGCCAGAACCGGCGGTAGTCTGCGGCGGCTACGTCCGCAGCTCCCGGGTGGAACGGGATGAAGAGAAGGTCAGCCCGGAAATGCAGGAAAAAGAGTTTACCCGGTATGCAGAGCGCAAGGGGTGGATCCTCCCGCCGGAATATATCAGGCATGACCTGAATAAGTCAGCTTTCAGGATCCACTACAGCAAGCGAAAAGGGCTGATGGAACTTCTGGAGCTGGCCCGGCAGGGGAAGATCAAGAAACTGCTGGTCTACAAGTTTTCCCGGTTTGGGCGGAAGTATTTTCAGGAGTTGGTGGACAAGTTTGAAGAGGCCGGCTGTGACGTGGTATCCGTCCGGGAGGACATAGATACTTCCACCCCGGCCGGCCGGATGTTCCGCAATATGATCGGGGTAATTAATCAATTTTACTCTGAAGATACAAGCGAGTGGATTACCGACAGCCAGGAAACCAATATAGCCAAGGGGAAATTTAATGGTGGCCGGGATTTTTACGGAGCCAGGTGGAACCCGGAAAAGAAGGTCTTTGAGAATGACCCCGTGGCCGCCCAGGTGGTGTTAACCCTTTTTGAGAAACGGGCCGCCGGATACGGGCGGGAACTGCTGGTCAAGATGCTGCACAACTCCCCCGAGATTTTTGGCTTTTCCAGTCCGGTGCCCTCCCCTGCCGGCGGCGAGTGGTGGGACGGTACGTCCGTGGCCTATGTGCTTACTAACGTTAAATATATAGGCCTCTTGCAGCGTAGCGGATTATATTACGGTGGTGAGCGGATAGACGGGCCTGTGATCCTGGATGGGGTGGAATACGAGGACTGGGGTGATTACCTGGTCCGCAAGCATGGATTGACCCCGGAGGAAGCCCAAAAGCAAATACAGGAGGCCCGGCAAAGGGATTACTGGGCCATCCCCTGCCCTATTGTACCGGTGTCCCTGTGGAATCAGGTGCAGAGGGCAATAATGGCGGACAAGGCCCGGCACAGCCGGGTAAAGAGCAGTCCCCACCTGCTTTCCGGGCTGGTGTTCGATGCCCGGAACGGGGCACCCTACCAGGTCAAGACCCAGGACCAGCATCATCCCCCAAGGTACATAAACAAGATCCGCAAGCTACGCGGCCCGTCTGTGTGTGATTCAAAGATGCTTGACGGGGAAAGCGTAGAAAAACGGATTGTTACGGAGGTGCTCACCCTGGCCCAGGATGAGGACTTCTGGCGGGAAATCAGGGCCCAGTACCTGGCCCTGGCCCGGGAGGCCGCGCTAAAGCTGGACCGTAAACGGCTTGAGAAGGAAATAAAAAAGCTGGAGCAGGCATTGCACCAGCTTGAGGATGACCGGTACCGGAAACAGATCATCAGTGCAGAACAGTTTGCCCGGCTGAACAAGCAGTACCTTGCAGATTTAGAGGAACTAAGGGGGAAGCTGGCCACCCTGGATAACCCGGGTGTAGATGTCCTGGCCGACATTGACACCTACCAGGCTACCATACAGAACCTGGCTGAAGCATGGCAGGAACTGGACATGGTAGAGCGCCGGGCGGCCCTGAGAGCGGTAATAAAAAAGATCCTCGTACATGAGGACCACCTAACCCTGGACGGCAAGTTTTTCAACCGGGAAATTTACCCGGTATACTCCACTGACAAAGTAATGTTTTTCTAAATAAAATGGTCGGGGCAACACGACTTGAACGTGCGACCTCACGGTCCCGAACCGTGCGCTCTACCAAACTGAGCTATGCCCCGACGGTAATCAAAACGATTTTTTAATGATGTAGCGGGTATTATGCGGGAGAACGCACCTGCGAATTCCCGTGTAATACCCTTTTTCTTGCTCTCCCCCGGCGTTGATCCCCCGGGGGATTTTATTGCGGGAAAATTTTTCAGAAACCCTCTTGACATGCTATTAGGAATCTATTAGAATTGTATTAGAACACGGAAGGGGGAACGAAATTAAAATGTTCCAAGTGCAAAAGAAAAATGACTTGATAACACAAAAGGTCTATGACCTGCCAGAGTGGGAAACTATCGCTGACTTTCCCAACAAAGAGGAGGCGTATAATTACAAAAACGCCTACCTCAAACTTCTGCGGAGGCACGGATCCACGGATCACCTCCCCGTACTGCGGGTGGTCCAGACGTAAGGCTTGGGGTCAGCCTAAAAAGCCCCGCCAGAATCAAAAACTGAGAAGAGGAGGAATTAATATGTGGGCCTGTAGAGCCACATCCGACATAACTGCCGATTTCATTCGGGGAAAATCTTTCGTTGGGAACAGCATCATCCCCTACCCAACGGAGGAACTATGCCGGCAGAAACACCCAGACTGCGAACCCGTCTGGGTAGAAGACGTCCGGCCCTGGGATCTGTACGACCACGAAACACAGGAACTCATGGAAGAGTTGGGCTACGACCCGGACGACCCGCCGGAGAGTTTTTCCGGCTACCTCCCGGCACGTGAGGGGTTATGCGCCGTGGTGGGGGATACGCCAGCGGAGGCACTTATCCGCACCCTGTACGATTGGGATGGTCCGACCGGAGATGCGCTCTACCTGTTCCCGTGCTATGTCATTGGTTCCGACGATGACGACTGGAGCACAGAGCACGGGGCCAGGAGGGTGAAGCCTGCCGGTAACCCGGTGGAAGTGCCCGAGGAAGTGCTGGACGCACTCCAGCGGGAGATGGAGGCGCGCCACATGCTCCCGCGCGACCGGCACTGGTACGAAATTTCCCCCGAAGAAGTTGAGAGTACATTTGCCACCGCTTGGCCTGGCTTCCGAGGATAGGAGGGGAACAATGAAAGACATTTTATACCGCGTAGAAACCATGCCGAACGACGAATTTCTCGCCGGGCCGCACTACTCCGAACCGGTCTGGCTGGCGGATGTGGAGTGCCCCCGTTGCTCCGGGGAAGGGGAACACTACTCCCCGGAGGCGGGCGAATGGGTTTTCTGCGAATTATGTTCCGGGACTGGCCGGGTTGGTTATGATCCGGAAAACCCGGAACACGTTGCGGCCTACCGGCGGGAAGGGGTATCCTGCTTCCGCACGCCGGAGGAGTTGATAGAGTACTTTACCGACCAGCAGGCGGTATGCCCGCTGGATCGGGCGGAAGTGGTAGAATTCGTGGGCCGGGCCGTAGGCATCGGCCTGGACGAGGAGCCCCTGGCCATCCCGGAGAAAGTTCTCCAGCGGTGGACCTGGGAGGAGTTCTGCCGGCAGTGGGGGTCTGCCTGAAAATCCCCCGCCAATAAACTTCCCCGCCGGCCAGGGGTAAATGGCCGGATGAAAGGAGGAAAGATGCAGACCTGTAAGACCTGCGCTTTCTACACATCCAGAAAAACCGCTGCGGGAACGCTCCACCGCTGTTCCCGCCTGGGCGCAGGGTGCCTTCTGCCCTGCGACCCGGAGGGAGCATGTATCCACCCGTCCTGCGGGTGGAAGCCGCGCGAAGAACGTCCGGTACATCAAAACAGAGAATTCTGGTGGCTGGACAACGGGGAGCCGCTCGCATGGGAGGGGGATGATTAACATGTTCGTTGCCGTTCTCTCTACCACCGTCCTGCCCGTTGACGGGGTCTACCGGGTGGAAACCCTGCCGCCCGGTCAGATTCCGTCCCTTGTGGGTGTGCCGCACTACATCGGTCACCCCGACACAAAGGCCATCGTAGAGAGCCTGGGCGCCGTCCCAGCCCCGCAGAAACTCTTCCCCGGTCTAGCCGTAGGGGAGCAGGCCATCTGCTTCCCCATCCAGCAGGGGAAGAGCATGCGGGCGGTGGACGGGTTCACCAGCCCGCACCAGAATGTATCATTGCAGGATCTCCAGATTCGGGTTATCACCCGGCTGGAGTAATCCGCCCCGGCCTGGGGAGCAAAGCCGGGTTAACAACCTCCCCGCCAACAAATCTTCCCCACCGGCCAGGGGGCAAGTGGCCGGAGAAAGGAGGGCGTAATGGAACCAGCAATGGAGCCAGCGCGCGCCTATCTTGTAAACTATCCCCTTGCATGGGATGGGAACGCCGATTACCGTTACCGTCCCATGCCCCAGGAGGTCTTAGATGACATCTCCTGGGACGAGCAGGGAGAGGGAAACGCCCGGTTAGTCAGGGTGAGTTGGGGCGGTGGCGGATTGACAGGCCGCCTCGACGGCCCTGGTATTATTACAGCCCTCAGGAAGGGCCTTCTGGTTACTGACCAGGACGGCCATCCCTGGGTAATAGAAACGGCCCGCCGGGAGCCGTAATCCCGGCGAACAGAGAGGAAAGAAAGGGCAAGGAGGGTGCGTTATGGCAACATTCTTCCGTATTCAAGGTAAAGGTATTTCGCTAGAGGAAATGCAGGCGCACAAAAGCGCCGACGGCGGGAGTGAGGGAGAACATCACGAAGGGCTTTGCGCCTGCGAGACCGTTAGCGAACTGCGGGACTATATCCGTAGCTTTGCTCATCCTGTACTTAGCGTTCGCGACCTGGACGAGGACTGTGAAGTTGTCATCGTCCGGGGACGGCGTATCGGTCGGGTTTATGACGGGGTATTGATTTACCCCGAGAAAATCGTGGAGCGTGTCAGTGTCAGCGAGTTCTTTGCCGACGACCGCTTTCTTGATTACGAAGACTGCTGGTAAACTAACAACCCCGCTTGGTGGCGGTCCAAATACGCCCAGCCAAATTCGGCCCGCCGGGATCCGTAATCCCGGCAGAAGAAAGGAGGTTATTATGCGGCTAATAGACGTACAGCGTTTACAGAGCGCGGTAGAATCCATCACCACCTGCACCGCCCCATCGGTGCAGGTGGGCCAGCTGGTGGCTCGTGCGGGCCACCTGAACAGCCCCTGCCGCAGCCGCCATGCCGTGGACTTCTCCCCGGCTACGCAGGAAATTCCGTATGCAGTTGTGCGGGCCTGGAATTCCCGCCACGCCGTAGAGATTGCCCTCACACCCATTTCCTATACCCCTGCCCCGCGCCCGGTGGAGGGCCTGGTGGGTGAGTGGGTGGAACTGTCCGTACCAGCTACCTTTGTCCGGCCCGTTATCAACCTGGCACAGCAACTTTTCTTTCAGCTTCCCTTCCCTGTCCGGGATGAGAAACTGGTGCAGGCGTGGGTGCTCACCCCGCGCCTGGCGGGGTACCACTTCCGCCAGCCGGTATTTTACCTTGCCGATGATGATGGAGACGGGGTGTTCCAGGTACCGGAAGACACCGTTCTCCAGCAGGGGCACTTACGTATTGTGCCTCGGGACGGGTTAGATATCGGTGGGGTGTGGCACGGGTCACAGGCCCTCTTCAACCACACCCTGCAAAAAGATGAGTTTATTACTCCTGACTGCTCCCTCGCCCGCCCGGTAGCCGTAGAGTACACCGGCCGGATTATGTGCGCCGTCCGTTTCACCGGTCCGGCCCGCATCACATCGCCGGACCACGACCCGCTGGACGTTCCGGAAGGATCCTGGCTGGCGCTGCACCCCTTCCCCGGCCGCCGGGGAGAGGTGGACTAAATGTTTGAGATTTATCTTCCACGTAAAGGAGAAAAAGAAGAAAAAGGAGAAATCAGAATGCCCGAAAAAAGCAAAACGTATAGCTTTTACCTTTCCCCCGTCGCCCAGGGGTATTTGGCCTGGGTGGTGCGGTGGCTTAAAACGTCCCAGTCCGGCGCGGTAGAAGAATGTCTTCACCGCTTCGTGGAGCAGTACATGCTAAACGGGGCGGTGCACACCACCTGGAACGCCGTCGCCCAGGCACTCCAGCATCTCCCCGGGAACTGGGACGGCTTTGACGAACAGGAAGAGGACATCCCGGTGGTTCTTGAGGCCCTGCACTCCCCCCTCACGGATCAGCCCATACTTGGCTGGCTGGAGGTGCTGATCCGGGGGCGGTCAGGGTTTGATTCCTGCCACACCCTCCCGGACGGGAGAGGAACACGGATAAAAGACTGGCTTCCGCCAGAACTGCACCCCCTGGCACCGGACAGAGAAGGGGTGGCCGTCCCGGTGGAGATTCTGGGGTACATCAGCCCGGCGTAATGCCGGGCTGTTGGTTTTCCCCGGGTTAATCCCCGGGGATATTATTTCTATGCCAAAAAATATGCCAAAAAATTATGCCAAACACAGGGATTAAGGTGGGCCTCATCTCTGGCTCCACTCGCTCACCACCGCCCAAAGCTTCTCTCTTTCTTCCGGGGTTAACTCAAAAAGAAACCGCATCGTTTCTTTTCTCCTGGTCCACCCGTCTACCTTCCCCCGGCCGCCCAGGGCTTCGTATAGGGCCTGCCGGCGTTTTTCGTCCAGGCGGGAGATAAGCTGCACCCAATCGACCACCCCGTGGGTTTTAGGCTTCGGGGGAGGGTCCTGGGAGGCGGCCAGGACATAAAACCTCTTTGACACTTCCATGTTTATTCCCCCAAACGTCTTTCACAATTGCCCTATAGCAAGAGATAAATTAAATCCTTGAGTGATTACCTTTGCAACATAGTGTCCTGTGCTTCCAGGCCATTTATGGCGGCCTCAGTGCCATCAGCAATATTTGCCGCCCGGGGATGTACTTTCACCTTACCCAGGACGGCCCACAGGAGGTTTAAAAACCACCCATTTGCCCCGGGCAGGCGGGTGTCCAGGATCTCCATCGTAGGCTGGATCATCATGTTGATCATGTCGGCCTGTTCCCGCGTGGGCACGATGATTGGCCCGGTATTCAGCCCCAGGGCGGCCAGGGCGTTTTCGATCATGCACTCAATATCATATCTACTTGCGGTCAGGTAGTAAGGAGTCTCTTTGTGCCGGAGGTAGAATCCCCCGGGGAATTGGTAGTCTTTTTCGACGCATATACAACCCTTGTTCCGGCTTCGTACTGCCTGCCAGTCTACCTTTAGCCTGCCGTTGTGTTCAATGACTTTCATGATGTTCCCCCTCTTCTTCTATTTCAGCTTGGTACTCCTCTATGCTTTTTGGAGTATCTCCAACACTTGACAATTCATCAGCAATCTGCTGAGGGGACTTATACTTCAACCAAGCACCTTTTCTACCCAATTGTTGTTCTAAGAGATTCACGGCCTTATCTACTTGGCTTTCGCAAAAATACTCGGCTCCCAAACAACCGAGCCTTCGCCTTCTCTTTCCAAATCCATCGTTGATTCTCCAAATATCCGCCATCCAGCAACCTTTATAGGGATCCTCTTTTACCCGAACCAACCTTCCAAATAAGTTTCTGTTTTTGACCAGGTACATTTCGTCTATCATTTGCCGACTACCCCCTGTACAAACAGCTAACAAGAAGTGTTCCCCCCTTCTACGGCCCTTTCCAGGTCAGCCCACCCGGGCCGGGTGTACCTGGCCGTGGTGTCTATCCGGGCATGTCCAAGCAAAGCGGCAACCACTACTATGTCCACCCCTTGCCGCAAAAGTCGGGTGGCAAAGGTGTGCCGCAGGACGTGGGGAGTAACGTGATCAACGTCCAGCCGCGCCAGGTAAGCGTATTTCTTCACTACGTCCTGTGCGGCCCGGGTGGAGAGATGTTTCCCGTCCTGGCCGGGAAAAAGCCACTCCCCTTGAACCTGTGAGAGCCAGGGCCGGATCATGGCCCGGGCCTCGGCGGACAGGGGTACCTCCCGCCTTTTCATTCCCTTACCCGCCCGGACCACCACCCGGCCTTTGCGATCGCTGATCTCCACCTCGGCGGCCCGCACCCGCACCGCCTCCCCCACCCGCAGGCCGGCGTGGAGCATGAGGGCGATCAGTGCCTGATCCCGGGGGCTCCCTTCCCTCTCCACAGCACGGAGGAAGCGGGCTTCTTCCACCCGGGATAGCGCCCGGGGAGCCCCTTTGGGTTCGGCTGCCCGGCGGGGGAAGGGCGGTAGGTCCTCTATTATCCCGTTTTCCCTGGCCCACCGGAGCCAGGCCCGGATTGCGGCCAGTCGGCGGTTCACGGTTGCCGGCTTAAGGCCGCGCACCGCCAGCATGTGCCCCTGGTACTCCCGCAGGTCGATGCCGGTCACTAATTCCGGGGTGGGGTCTTGACCGTTAGTGTGGGCGAACCACCGGGCGAAGTCGGCCAGGTCCTCCCGGTATGCCCGGGCGGTGCTACCGTCCAGGGTATTAAGAAACCCATCCACTATTGATCACCTTCGTTAATCGCGCTGTATGTTAATTGCTCCGCAGGCAGGCATGTTATCCTTTCCGTTAATTTCATGAGTTTTTCCACCTCCCGGGCGATTACCCGTAGCTTGTCCCGAAATACCGGAGGAGTTCCGCGACTCAGGGCATTCTCCAAACTCCGTTCTATATCGCCGTTATAGATGTTAACGTCATACCTCGCTAGGATATCTTTAACTCTTTTAAAAACCTCGATTTCTCTTTTTTGTAAAGAAAGTTCAAACTCTAGATCCCTTACCCTTTTCGTCAATTCCTCGATCTGTTCAGTCATTTTGTTTCTAACCCGCCAGCCAAGCTCTTTTCGCTCGGCTTTATCCTGGACCCATGCCTCCAAGTATTCGCGCTGGCTGCTGAAAAACGGGTGCCTGTCTGATTTGGACCGGCATATGAGCATGTAATACAGCATTTCCCAAGGTATCTCAATAGCTCTGAAGATGGCGGCCCTCTTGGTGTGGATACAGTCCTTCTCAGGGTTGTAGTAGATAAGTCCTACATCTTCCGGAACCTCCTCCGGCGCGATCAATCCCGCCGGGCAGGCAAAGTACAGGAGGTGGCAGTATTTCAGGTAGTAGGGCCACTTGTTATCCCGCAGAAAATCCTGCCGGCTGGTTTTTATTTCATACCCTGTAATGCAGGGTTTTTTCCAGGACTTTTTTACGGCCACGGCGTCCATGATCAGGAGGCCTTCACCAAATAGCGTCGGCCCGTTCTTTACCTCAGTTAAGAACAGGTCATCCTTATGACGTCGGGCTATCTGACGGATAATCCTATCAGCACGGATTTTCCCCACTATACTTCCCCCATTCTCTAATCAATCGTATATCACATCCCTGAAAAGGCAGTCGTCGCGACTGGGGATCCACATACGCCCAAAAATGGCACAGTAACTTTTCCGGTTATACCTGCACTTTCTGCATTCCTGCGGTAACTCGTAGTGGTAAAAAATCCTCTTTTCCGCGATTTCAACCCACACGGCCCGGGGCCAGTTCCGCATTGCCCTTCGTAGCGCGTCAAGAGGCGTTCTCCCAAGAATCCAGTCGTCATGGATCACCGCGGCCAGAATTCCCTCTTCGGGGAAGTAAACACGGACAGGGTACCACCTCATATTGACCCCTCCCGCATTTTACTCGGGAAATAACAAGGAGCTTAAAACCATAATGCTAAAAGTTATAATGCAAGCCAAAGCTAAGGACAATGTAATCATCACTGTGACCCATGTTAACATAAGCAAATTATTCCCATCATTCATCGCTTGGACGTAATAGGAGTAGAAAAAGGGGGAAATAACATATCTTAACGTGAAAGGGGTCAAAACAGTGGTAATGGTAAATAACTTTAATAACTTTATCTTGCTTTTTGTAAATGCTTCTCGCATTATTTACCCCTCCCGCATTATGCGAAGTCATTTTTACAAGATAGCAGGGCCGGAAACCCGCATAACTCTGTTGCGGGACCGGCCCGATACTGCGCCTAAGAGACATTATCCGAAGGTGTTATGTGCGTCTTTTGGCCTGGGGAATCTTCCTCCACCACCCCGGATCCTTGACCCACTTACCGTCAACCATGCGCCAATCAAGCTGTTCCGTCCCCCAGGGATTTCCTAAAGACTTACACGCCGTGGGCCGTTCTTTTTCTGTTTCTTGGTGCTGGTTCTTGTTCAACCTCTTCACCCTCTTCCATCTCTTCCGGGTCCTCTGTTTTCCCCATTACGGCGTTTAAGTCCGCTCCGTCTCTAACTGCTATGAGTTTGGTCAAGAAGCTATCAAAGGTCCGCTCATTCGCCGGAAACTCAATGCTGCGGATGATGGCGTGGGTATCGTACAACCCTACCTCAAACAACTGCTGCACGATGTATTTAGGCATAAACCTGCGCCTTAAGAGCCTTTCGGCCTGGTAATCGTATATGTCGTACATGAAACCGCCGCCTACTCGCTGGCAGACAACCAGAATGTTGGTCAGTTGACGCATTCGCGAATCCAGATTGCGAATGTGAGGGGTAGTCATAAAAAGACTAGAATGGAGCTTTCGGAGGTAGAAAAAGAACTGCGTCATGTAGATGTTTGCCCCCCGGTGGAACAGCCGGGAGTCAAGGTTAACGTGGGCCTCGTCTAAAAGGCAGATTGAGTTTGGGCTTTTCGCCACCCGGTAAAAATCAGTGTAATGGTTCAGCTGCCGGGCACCTTTCAGCCCGTAATTTGCGTACAGATCCACCGGTATCCCGGCCCGGCGGGCCTTGGCCGCAAAGTAGTGGGCCAGGACACTCATTCCGAACGTCTTACCTTCCCCCAGGTTGCCCTGGAAAACCCAGACATACATAGCAAAACCCCCACTACGATGATGGCTCTACTTACGTCCACCCCTTGGTCTTGCCCAAGCTGCTCCAACAAACAGTCTCGCCCGCGGAAACAATATGGCAAACCTGAGCAGCTCCCTCGAAACTTCCCGGTAGAACTTGATAAGCTTCACTTGTCGCTACCCCCGAAGACTTTCCGCAGGTTTATCTTACCCGTCACGAAGCCGCCCAGGGTCATTTTCTCTATCACTTCGACGAAAACTCCTGGGGGTGTAATATCTTTGGCCATCTTGGTCATGGTCTGAATAATGGGCTCATAATTTTTCTCCCCTCTTTTGGTCTGGAGGTAGCGCAAGAGGGCTACCCCCTGCACCTGCATTTCACTTAAAGGGGTGCCGTGATTCTCCATAAACCGCAGGGTTTCCACCAGGTCACCCCGGGAGCTGGCGAATAACTCATTTGACATTATATCCTGGAGAGTTTTACCCCCGCTGGTGGTGGTTTCTTCAGCCATTTATTTCGCCTCCTTAGTGGCGCAAAAGGAAGATGGTTATGATCAACGCCGCAAGCATGACGTAAAACTGAATGTTGTGCATTTTAGCAGCCGATCCGTAGTTAAACATATTGCGCAGCACCACAGACTTTTCTAATTCCGCGATGTTCTGACTTTCGGCCAGGTAGGGCCCGCTGTAACCGTAAATAAACGCTCTTCCACCCCCGGGGTAATACCTCACCTGGGCATCTGCCCGGGGAAGAACAAGGTTGCCGGCATGGACGGCGTTTTCGTCCAGTGCCGTCACTTCGAGGATCCTTATCTCATTTTCGTTTATCAGTATAACGTCATCTGTTATGTCCTCTTTCTTACGTTTGAAGATCACGCCCTATTCCTCCTTGAGAGGTTAAAGTACCTGTTGTAAATATACAGGGAGGGTATGACCACCACGGCCAGCCCTGCCGCTATGCCTGCCGTGGCCGAAAAGAAGAACTCAAAGACACCCATGATTACACCCCCTGATACCATTTTGAGGTATGTTAGGCCTTCGCACAATGAATAAAAACTGCATTCTTTTTGCAATGTGTAGGCCCCGGGTTTTTGTTACCCCCGGGGCCTGATGAATTAATCATAGTAAACATACACTCCTGTTTTAGTTCTCCTGATTTGGGGATTTCTTTCCGAGCTGATGTATACTGAAGCCCGGCGACGCCGGCGGCTGGTAGCAGTCGAACTTTTAGTTTTAGTTTTTTGGGCTTTGCCGGGAAAAACTTATCCATAAGTTTCCCGAGGCCGTATTCAATAAGCATACGTGCTCCAAGCATTCCAAAGGCTATCGCATATATGGGGGCTAGAAATTGCACAACCATCCACAATTTATTCAGAACGTCACCAGCGTCTGTTTGAAAAAACACTCATCCCACCTCCCTTCTAATTTGCCCTGTAGCAACAGATAATTACCGGGTTAATGTGATTACCTTCAGGAGAAAACATCTCGCGTTACAGGCCAAATATGCAAACCTGGAAGCGAACATTCCTTTTACTGTACCGTAAGTATCCCGGACCACTGGCTCCTTGCATGTGTCCCGGCCTTAACTCTCACCTGGCAGGGCCTGGGGACCGTTACGGGAGGGCCGCTGACGGTAGAAGTCTGCCAGGTAGTACCTCCATCCGTGCTGACCTGCACCTGGTAGGTGGTAGCCCCCTGAACGGTATTCCAGGTAACGGTTGCGCTGGTATCACTCTTGGATGTAATTTTCAGGCCACTTGGGGCGTTGAAGGGACGTTCGTTTACCGCCCAGTCTGATTCCCAGATCACATTCCAGGACCAATTAGAAGAGTTATAAGCCCTGACCTGGTACTTATAGTTCAGGCCGCTGCTAACCATCGTGTCCGTCCACGCGAAAGAGTTTATCTCAGTGCCTGTTATGTCTTTAACGGGCATCCAGATTCCTGTTGCCGTATCTGTGCGCCATAACTGTATCCAGTCGGCATCAATCTGTGAGCCATTACTGGACCATTCTACCCTTACATAATTGCCCCCAACAACCCAGTAGACTTTTAAATCCGGGGGAGGCAAGGTGGTAAAAGTCTTTGATGCTTTCGACCCCTCTACGCCCATTTCCACCGGGGAAACCTGCACGGTGTAGGTGGTGTTGGGACTTAGGCCGGTCAGAGAGTAATTTGTGCTTGTAGTCGTGCCAATATACTGGCCATCAAGGTAAACTTTGTACTCGCTTGCGTTAGGAGTACCTGTCCAGGTTGCGATTGCTGAATTGGTGGTTATGTTTATCACATCCAAGCTTGTTACCGGATCTGGTGCGAGGGTTGTAAAGGTTTTAGATGCCTTCTGCCCTTCTACACCAGCTTCAACGGGAGACACTTCCACGGTATAGGTTGTCCCAGGGGTAAGTCCGGTCAGTGGATAAGATGTATCCGTAGTCGTCCCCAACAGTTGCCCGTTGAGGTACACTTTGTACTCGCTGGCGTTCGCCGTGCCGGTCCAGGTTGCGGTTGCGGAAGTTTTTGTTACTTCGGTTATTGTAAGGTTTGTTACTGGGTCCGGGGGAATAGTGCTAAATGTCTTTGAAGTTTTAGGTCCTTCTACCGTTCCTCGGACGCCGGAAACTTCCACTGTGTATGTTGTTCCAGGCGTTAATCCTGTTAAGTCATAATATGTGTTTGTAGTCGTCCCCACCAAGAAACCGTTTAGGTAAATATTGTACTTCTCTGCATCAATAGCGCCCCATGTAACAGTTGCCGTATTTTTAGTGATATTAGTCACATCGAGATTAACTACAGGTGGAGGTGGTGACGGTAGACCATAAGAAATGTAATCTATGCGGTAATCAGCACCATTGTATTGCATATCATCACTTGTAAGCATGTAACCCTTTATTTCAGATATTAAGCCATTTACTGTAAAAGAACCAGAAAACATTGTTGCTGTTGAGTTTGAAATAATTAGTTTTGCTTTTGCTTGCTCTATTCCATTAACAACAGGTGATACTTCTATAACTTTAGGGTTTGCATTGCCACCAAATGGGATTGTAATTTCTGTATTTGTTGTTGAGCCAAAATATAGACCATCTTTATAAACTTTGTATTCTTCTGCTCCCGTAAAGTCCCACTCAATATAATAGTTATAGTATACACCAGCATATTGTATTCCTTTATCACTTCTAATTCTTAAGTTTGTTACAGACCCAGGTGGAGGCTCAGGAGCGAAAGTCCAAATAACTGTAAACCCACAATTTAATGTATATAAATTAACTGACCCTACATAAACAGGATCAAAATGAAACGTAGCTATCAAATCACCCTGGTCAACCAAATCTATATTTTCAAGAGTTATTATTCCGTATGTGTCATTTTTGGCGTCAAGCATATTATTTAGCCCACTATATGACATTCCAGGCTGTGTAGTTAAACTCACATTTGTGAAGTTTTCTTCTGCATAAACTGCCGACGAAGATACGAGAAATAGGCACAATAGGACAAGTATCAGAAGTAAGGCCGCAAATTTCTTTGCCCTCAGTCTCTTTACCACCACTTAACCCCCTCCTTGAGTGCCAGGTAAATCCCGTAGCCTTTCCTTGCCACCAGGACGGTCAGCAGCAGGAAAGCGCTTGCCACTACTGAGACTATTAACACCTTCCACTGAGGACCCATCATCATCACAGGACCCAGGAAATAATCCAGGTTCAAACCCCGGGCGGCCACCTGGGAGACGTAATCCAGGCGGTCCCTCACCGAAACCAGGATGTTAATGATGGGGTTAAAGAAAGTATCCACTATCCGCTGAAACACACCGTATGACCTCTCTTCGTATGTCAGGCCGGCATTGGCCATGACTTTTTTCACGTAATCCCTCGTCTCGCGGAAGGGGGGAATACCCCCGTACTTGTCCACGTTGCCCGGGCCGGCGTTGTAGGCGGCCAGGGCAAGCTGCACGTCTCCTTTATAGCGGTCCAGCAGGTATTTTAAGTACCGGGCCCCGGCCATGATGTTCTGCTGGGGGTCGTAAGGATCACTTGCCCCGTATGCTGCCGCTGTTGACGGCATGAGTTGCATTACCCCTATGGCCCCCACACTGGATACTGCGTTGGGGTTGAAGCCACTTTCACAGTACCCCACCGAAACCAGCAGGTTGTAATCCACCCCTGTTTCGCTGGCGGCCTGCTGGAAGTAGGGGATCATGTAGTCGGGAGGGGTTGGAACGGCCAGGGCCGGAGAAGGGAGGAAGGCAAGGGCAGGAATAAGAGCAAGGAATGCGGCAAGAACCCTCACCGTTCCCCACCCGCTATCTTAATCACCGCCCAGGCCGTCATAATCCACACGAAGACACACGCAACCAGGGCAATAGTATTCAACCCGGTCTTCAGGAAAAACCCGGCTACCCCGTCCCAACCCTGCTGGTATGCCCCGGGTAAGTAGTAATAATCGGTGCTGCCTGAAAAACCCATCAGCCCCGCAAAAGTGTGAAATATCCCGGCCACAATGGACCAGACAACTTTGAAGAGGCCGAAAATGACCTGCACGGACAAAACTACAATATCAAAGACCTTCGTAATCAAGTACCACAGCCCCTGGAAAAAGAGCAGCAGGGGCTGGAATATCATAGCGATGAACTGCTTGAATGCATTCCAGATGTTCTGAAATAGCTGGCCGAACCAGTGTACCGCATTGATTATAGCGTTCATCAAATACTGGAAAAGGCTCTGAAAAAACTGGTACATAAGATCACCCTTTTAATTCAAAGGCGGTTCCGGGTTTAATTCAAAGGCGGTTCCGGGGTGAGCGGAGGATCCGGTGTCAATGGGGGATCCGGGGTCAATGGCTCTTCTCTCGTAAGCGGTTCATCTCTTTGTATCGGTTCATCGCGGCTCAACGGCGGATCCATAACCACCGGGTCCCGGGTCAGGGGTGGGTCCATAGATACCGGGTCACGTTCCAGGGGAGGATCCATGCTCACCGGATCGCGTGCCAGCGGCGGATCCATGCTTACAGGGTCCGGTGTTCTCGGCGGGTCCAGCTCCCGGGGGTTGTCCCTTGCGGCCGGAGGGTCATGCTCCATTACCGTGGGATCCGGAGCTATCGGCAGCGGCCCGGGGCTATCCTCGAACGGCGGCATTTGCGGCGTCGGCCTGTCATAGGTGTACGGCTGCTGCGGCGGTTCGGTTACCGGGGGTGGTGTAGGGTCTACAGAGGGTGCAGGCCCCAGGGAGCTTGTGTCCAGCGGCTCAGCCTGCCGTGGTATGGTTAAGTAGTCATCTATATGACTGAGATGACCGATTATAGTGCTTAACTTGCTTTTGACATCATTAAGTTGACTAATTACTTCTTCCTGGTTACTGATTACTGTTGATAACTGGTTTCCGATATTTCTAAGTTCTGCAACTACTTCGGAATTGTCTATGCTTATGGTTGTTTGACTTGTACCCGACGAAGGTGTTTCTCCTACGTTAGTAGGTGGTGGTGTTGATATTTCCGGTGCCGCGAAAATAGTAGTATGACCGTTTGTGTTGCTGACACTGTCCCACCACAAATACCTGTTTCCAGAAGCATCTCCGGTCATTAAGACTAATTTAGCAAAATATGCATTAGAAGGGAAACTTACGCTTACTCCCCTTGCACTCGTATTGCTCGTATCCAAATGTGCCGAAGGTAAGGGGTTTAAGGCTCTATCCCAAAACTTAATTCCTACCTGGTCACCGGGTTGCAGTTCCCACGATACTTTTACTTCTGTAAATCGCGTTGATTCCAAACCGGTAGTATCTGCCCAAAGGTACTCACTCTGTATGATTGTTGTATTTGGCTGCGATGTAAATATGTAAGATGGGTTTGCATATACAACTGCCGCCAGTGCAGGGGTAGCAATATATAGAGAAACAAGAAAAACTAACAGTAACCTCAAACAAAACCTCATTGTTAAACCCTCCACGAAAAGGGCATCCTGGCCATACGGGCGATGGTAAAAGCGGCCCCTACCGCAAATACAACCACCAGGGCAGGAATGACATCATTCACGTAAGGGAAAATACGTTCCTTAAGCCCGGATAGGGTTATGGCTTCGGGGGCCGGCAGTGTTTTTACCTGCAACGTTGCCGGCTGGCTCCTGTTGCCGTCCGGTAGCAATGCCACCAGGCTTACCTGGTATTCCTGATCCGGCTGGAGGCCGGTTAAAGTATAACTGGTCTGGTCAGTCGTGCCGGTTAGTTGTTCCCCCACGTATATCTCATACCTTTCAGCCCCCGTAACCTTATCCCACTGCAGCCAGACGGCGTCGTAGGAGTGGTTGACCATTTGCAGGCCGGTGGGAGCGGGAACGGCCTGGACGGTAAAACTTACAGCCGGTGATTGAGGGCCTTCTTTGTTGGCATTTAAACCACTGACAGCCACGGTATGGGTTCCCGGCTTCAGGTTGGTTAACTCGGCAACCTGCATCCCTTCCTGCGGCTGCACATCGGCCACGGCCTTACCGTCCACGTAAACCCGATAAGCCTGGATGTGCTGGTCCGGAGGCAGGGGGTGCCACTGCACCGTTGCCGTGGTGTCGGTTACCTTCGTAACCACGGGTTTCTCCGGGGCTGTGGGGACCGGGGGCAGGGTGGTAAAGCTAACGGAAGCTGACGGTCCGCTTTCCCCGCTTTCGTTTGCCGCAGTGATATACACCGTGTAAGTCATGCTGGGCTGTAGGCCCCGGATGGTTACCCCGGGGGAAGTGCTCCCCGTCCACCGCTGCCCGTCCACCCAAACAGAATACTGGGTTGCGTAAGCCACCGGGGACCAGGAGATCGTAGCCTCAGTATCAGTCACCCCGGAAACGGTAACTTCTGAAGGGGCCACCGGGGGAGGTGGTGGACTTATGGTTACCGGGTTGACAACTTCCACCGGGGTGGGTTCTGCGGCGTGGGCGGCCACGGCCAGGGCCAGGCACAGGCACACACAGACCAGGACCTCCAACAAATACACCAGCCAGAACATCATCCTGGTTTGTTGATTCATAGGCTTACCTCCCCAAAAGGCTCATCACCGTAGCCACGTAATTTCTGGTTTCCCGGTATGGCGGTATCCCCCCGTGCCTGTCCACTGCCCCGGGACCGGCGTTGTAGGCGGCCAGGGCCAGGGGCAGGTTACCCTGGTACCGGTCCAGTTGCCGCTTCAGGTACATCGCCCCTCCCAGGACGTTTTCCCGGGGGTCGTAAGGGTTAACCCCCAGGGCCCGGGCCGTGGAGGGCATGAGCTGCATTATACCCACCGCCCCGGAAGGGGATATGGCCCGGTGGTTACCCCCGGATTCAGCCCGGGCTACGGCCCGCAGCAGTGATGAGGGCAGGCCTACCTTTTTCGCGGCCCACTCGATAAGGTTATGCACATCTTCTGCAAGCCGCGCCAGGAGTGGCCGGACGGTTATCCCCCGGGATACCTCGGGGAAGTAAGACAGCCGGGTTTCCCGGGTGTTCACCTTGTTAACTTTCGGAGGATCCTGCCGGGAAACACCCAGGGCGGAACAGTTTACAGCCACAACACGGGCCGGTTTGAGGTCTGCGCAGTTAATCTGGCGGGGGGCAGCAGATGCCACCCCCGCGCCTGTATGCAAAGTGGCCCCGATGATCACGGCGGCCACCAACTTTTTAATCATCTATTACCACCCCCTGAACCATCTGATTAATATGCCGTTCTTAATGGCTGCTATCAAGAAGGGACTGGCTTTCAGCGCAAGCCCCAGGGCTATCAGCCCCCCGAAGGGGAATATTACTGCCGCAGTGTTGCCCAGTATGTCCTTTGCGGCCTCCACCACTCCGGGGGTGTTGAAAGCGGATACGTTCACCGTCACCGGGTCGGAGGGGTACTGTTGCCCGTCAACAACTGCAATAACCCTTATTTCATACGTTCCCGGTTCAGCCGTGTACGTGTACTGTTTGTCAGATGTAGTGGTTATCTGCTGGCCGTTTACTTCAACGATAAAACTATTAGCTATGCTTTCCCAGGACATGATAATTTGGCGGTTGTCAACCCTGACGGTGAGTTTGGGCTTATAGCCAACAAGCGTTGTAAAGGTCGTGGCCGCCGGATCACCCTCAACGTTGCTGATTACCGTAGTTACCCGAACGGTGTAGCTCGTTGCTGGGTCCAAACCGGTGATGTTGTAAGAAGTATCGGTAACATAGGCGGCATAAAGGAAATCGTTAAGGTATACGTTATAAGATTCGGCCTCCTGTACCGGATCCCATGTTACCATAGCCCCCGTGGAAGTTATGTTGCTCACGGTCAGGTTGGTGGGCACCGGAGGCTTAGGCGTTGTCACTGTAACCGTGTTGCTCATATTGCTGGTCAGGCCGAAAGTATTGTAAGCCTTGATGCTGTAAGTATAACTGGTATTAGGTATCAGGCCGTTGTCTGTATACGATGTGGTGCTATTGCCCACCCGTGCTACCTCGGTGCCGTTGCGATAGATGATGTAACCTGCCAGGTCGGGCTCGGTGTTTGGTTGCCAGTTCAATTGCACTTCTGTGGGTCCGATTGCCTGACCTGATAAACCGGCGGGTGCGGATGGTTGCGTCGCTTGTTCACCCAACACTTCATTTGTATCAGATACCATGAGTCCAGATTTAAGATACAAAGCGGGACGCACGCCGCCACCCGTAGCGTAGGCGTTGCTGTAGTACAGGCCGCCATTAGAAGAGACGTACCACACGCCGCTGGAGCTGCCGGAATAAGGGGTTCTTGTCCACCACCAATAACCGGTACCATTGGCAGGAAATAGGGAGCGATAAGTTTGGTATTCAGCATAGCTGATTAGGGCAATTTTGCACGTTACATTTGCCTGACTGCCACTGCCATTCTCGTATTTTCTATTCCAGGAGTGGTCAACTATTAAATCCTTTTGAGATAGACTGTTGTAAAAAGTGTTATTGAGGTAGTAGCCTATATTGTTGCTGTCGCTGGGGTTGAATAACTGGGTGTTGTCAGGATCGAAGGCCCTGTTGCCATCATTGGAGTTGAGAATGATATAAGTAGTGCCGTCTGGCATCTGGTCAAGAATCATCCACTGCTTGCCGGAGAAGGTGATGATGGTGCCCGGGGGAAGGTCGTGCAAAGGAGTTGCGGCAAAGGCAGCAGCAGGAAACAGCCACAGAACAAGCATTATCATAAACAGTTGTATTTTTAATTTCATTGATTTAACCCCCTTGAAAAAGCATATTTGTTTAATATTTTCTTGCGGAGGTTATATGTATTGCCATGTTTTGCATGACCTATCCAACTTGCAATTGAGGATCTAATTCTATCAAGATCTATTCTTCCAGCAGAATACTCTCTTTGGAAGAAGCGTAGCTTTCGCTTCATCTTTTTCTTACTATTTCTCCTTAATTTACGGACTATCTTACCTGTTTCAGTAACATATGTGTGAAAACCTAAGAAATCAACACCATTTTTAAGAGGGAATACCTGCGTTTTTTTATTAAAAGTTAAACCAATATGTTCAAGGTAGTTGGATAAGTATTCTTTGCAATAAACAAGATATTGTTTGTCATGGTGTATTAAGGTAAAGTCGTCCATATATCTCACATAATGTTTTATCCTCAATTTTTCCTTAATTAAGTGGTCCATTTCAGAGAGAAAGTAATTAGCAAAATATTGAGAGGTAAGATTACCTATGGGAATGCCCACTTCTCCTGGTGTACTATCAATGATAAGGTCAGTAAGCCACAAAATATCTTTGTCTTTTATTAATCTCCTAATTTTCCCCTTCAAGATACTATGGTTTATACTATAAAAGTAGTTAGATATGTCGCACTTTAATATGTAACAACCATTATTTCCTGATTCTTTCCATGCCTTTTGCATTTGCCTGCTTAGAGTATATAGAGCTGCATGGGTACCTTTATACCTACGGTTTGCAAAAGTAAATGGTATTAAATGGCGTTCGAAAACAGGATTAAGAACATTATCACAAAGGCTATGCTGAACTACACGATCACGAAATCTAGGGGCCATTATAACACGTTCTTTTGGCTCCCTGATTACAAAGACACGGTATGGTCCGGGACAATAACTTTTATTCATTAATTGTTCTTTTAACTGAAGGAGGTTGCTGCTTAGTAGTGATTCAAATTTAATTATTTCTATCTTATTCCTTTTCCCTCTACGAGCAGCCAGGTATGCTCTATATAAATTTGTAAAGTCATATACAAGGTGATAGAGGTTATTTACTCTTTTCATTTCCTTTAATATGGCTTATAGCACAAACGGCTTTCGGTATTAACCTACTAACAGAATGTGCGTCCATATTTTTGTGTTTACCTCATGTGAGGAAGGAATAGGGCTCCTTTGATAGGTAGTCCTCTGAGCCCATGACCTTAGTCTATGAGCTTCACGGTTTCTACCAAAGCGGGACGCACGCCGCCACCCGTATTGTTGGCGTTGTTGTTGTTCAGGTTGCCATTAGAATTGACGTTCCACACGTTGTTGGAGTTGCCGGAATAAGGGGTAACAGCCCTATCCCTGAATGTTAAAACTAAATTTCAAACCTTTTGTGGTCTGATTTAACCCAAGCCTTTAATAAACGTATTGTCTCTGATATTAAACCAGATACTCTTTCCCACTTTTTTGCATTTATTAAACGAAGTGAATATGCTTCCGAGAATAGGTAATCAAGCTTTTTAAGTCCTGCAAAAGCCTGGTTCTGTTTTTCGCGTCTTTTAGCAATATATTCTTCCATCTTGTATATTTTGAATAAGTTAACTGCCATCATCCACATCCCACTATTTATATTTTGACAGGGGATTAAATTATCTGGATTCAGTGACTTTTTTACATCGAGGATTTTGGTGTCTATGTATATTTCATTGGCTTCCAGTAAACTTTCGTAAATGTCCATAGAAATGTTACGTACCCTGGAAGTGAAATCAAATCTATATTTCTTCGGCCAATTTTCTGATAGATTAAAAGTCAAAGAAATTAATTCCTTTGCTTTCGTGAATATGGCCATTTCTGAATTCCTTTTATTTATTGTGTTTGTACTCAATGCGGCGTCCTCCACCAGCTTTTCTGATCACACGTCATCACTCCGTAGGCAGTGATTGGTATCCAGGATAAGAAAAACGCCCCCGCCGTCAGCAAATAAGTCCAGGCCCGGCGTATCCTCACCCGCTCCGCAACCAGCGGCAATAAATAGAACACAGGGACGGAGACCAGGACTCCCGCCAGGTAATTTAAACCGCCCATCAACAATGAAACAGTGAAACTCGTCAGCAACACCAATTGCATCGGAACCCACATAATACCGTCGAAGGATCGCACTGCCTGGCCGAAATCTCCCCGCCACCAGCACCGGACCACGTGCCATGCCAGCCGGGGGAGGTACCGCAGGGTTACCTGGGTCTGGCCGCGAACCCAGCGGAGGCGCTGTTTCATCGAATCACCCAAACCTACGGGTTTCTGGTCGTACACCACGGCACCGGGAGCAAAGGCAACCCTCTCACCGGCCAGCAGGAGCTGGCAGGTATACTCCACATCGTCCACCAGGGTGGTCACACTCCACCCTACCCGGCGCAGTACATCGGTGCTGATACACAGCCCCGTTCCGGCCAGCCAGGCCGAAAGGCCCAGCCGGGTGCGGGCCATCTGCAACCGGCAGAGGTACCAGAACATGTAGGCGTAGTTGGCGGTAACCCATGAATCGCCGGGGTTCTTGGTTTCGACGTAACCCTGGACCACCCTGTGGCCGGCGACCAGGTAGTGGTCCAGTACGCCCAGGAAACCCGGGTGCACGTGGTTATCGGCATCAAGGATAACCACGGCGTCATAGTCGTCCAGGTTTATCTGCTCAAACGCCCACTTGAGGGCGTGTTGTTTTCCACGTAATTCCTTATTTGCCCGCTCCAGGACCAGGGCACCAGCGGCCCGGGCCAGTTCCCCCGTCCTATCGGTGCAGTTGTCGGCAATGACGTACACATCGAATTTGTTCCCGGGATAACGGGAGGCCAGGATGGAACGGACGGATGATGCTATCACGTTTTCCTCGTTATGGGCCGGCACTAAAACAGCCAGGCGGTTTTGGCCTGTTCCCGCCGGTGTGCCGGTCAGGGGTTTAGTCAAACCCAGGCTAAAAAGCAAAAAGAGCAGGTGGTACAGGTAATAAAGAGAGATAATGAACATAAATAATTCCATCTTTTTCAACTCCAAATTAAAAACGGCCCGTGTGGGCCGTTGATTTTCCGGGCTAAACGGCCCGGGTAGCCCTTGGCAAGAGAGAGGCTTACTTAAAAGCCTCTCTCTTACTTTGGGGTGGAGGAGATGATTAACGCCGACGGCTGAAAACGACTTTGGCCGCGCCAAGCAGCATCGGGACAGCCATGATGCCCAGGCCAATAGCCAGGATGGGCCACAGACCGTTGAAGACCTGCCCGATGTAGTTGAGGACGTCAGCAGGAACAATGTTGAGACTCATTTAAAATGACCTCCTTTTTAGGTTGGGTTAGCTTTCTATGTTTAAGCCAGAAGGCTTAACGCCTTTCGTCTATCCACTTGTATAGGACCGTGGCTATTCCGGCCAGTACCATCGTTGCAAGCATGATCGCGAACGCCGGGGCCACAATGGGCCAGATGCTGGCCATAGTGTCCGCTATGGCCTGGTACATTTTGGTTATATCGTAATTGAGGTAGGACATAGCTACCGCCTACTTGCTGGTGTAGTGCCGCAGGATCGTGATTATACCTCCGAAAACGAAGAGTGCAAGCAACGCACCGATAAAGGGCCAGAGCAAGGGGGTCATGCTGCCGAAGACGTTAGCAAACTGACGATAAACTTCACTCATATCGACATTAAAACTCATCCCCTCAACCCCCTAACTTTAAGACTACAGCCGCCGTGGATAACCCAAGGGCAGTCAGGGCAACTGCTTTAATGATCCACGGGCAGCTGAAAAACCATAAGACACAGGAAGAAAAGTTATAATCCATTTCTTACCACCAGCCCTGGTAACGGAACAGGGCTTTCAGCCTGTTCACCATGTAGGCGGCCGCGAAGGGGCCTAAAAAGAGAATCGCATACAGCGCGGCCAGGCTATGACCATCCAAAACAGTCCACATCAGATGTACCCCTCCCGGTCCGCTATGTCGTAAAGGGTTTTGAATGCAAGGATCACCGCAATGACAACCAGGATACCGGCTATGATCATGTCCCCGTAGGAGAGGGATTGCAGCACTTCAAAGACCCCGTGAGGGGTGGGGACCTGGTATTTCATGTTAATCATCCCCTATTCTGATTCTAGATACATGAACGGGAAAAGCGCAATGAGCTTTTCCCGCAGGATATGTGCTCTTTGTTATGCGAAATATCGCAGTTACTGTTACTAAGACATTGTAGAGTGCTTGTCTTATAAAGCTGCATAATTGCTTTGTCATATCAGGACAAAATATTGACCAATTCAGGTTGTGTATCCCCCCGGTAGTAATAAACCCGTGCCATTTTCCCGTTGCCCCGTGAAACGAGAACGCGGTCTATTTCCCCCGTGGCCACAAGAATCTCGATAAGGTCCAGGAAATCTTCGTTGCTTAACCCGGATCGCTTCAAGTTCATGTTCATCATCAATCGGCTGTGACTTATCGGGCTGTGCCTACGAATCATGGCAATCATTCGCTGCTTGTGGGCTTCAAAGCGTTCGTGGTCGCAGTATAACATCCACAGGGTTATGACCTTGTCGCGGAAGGTGTATAGGGACCTCTCAGCATAGCCCATTTCTTCGGCTACCACCGCCATCGGCTTCCCCTGGGCATACCTCTTAAGGGCGAAGTCGCGGTATGGCTGGTCGAGCAGGCTGAAAAACCGGGTTACCTTCCCCTTGAGTCGTGCCGGCAGAAAGCGGTAGTTTGCAAGCATGAAGGGATCTTCGCGTTTCAAATCCAGCCCCCCAATAAAACTCAGTTTTATTTCATCGCGTCATAAGTTCTTCTTTTACCTGCTTCATAAGCTCCTTAAACATCTTGTACCGTTTTTTTAAGCCAGGTTTCATTTCCTCCGGTTTGATTAGATAAAAAGCACTTTTACCAATGCTAACCTTGCGATTTTTATATCCATCCCTGGCTATATTGCGGTGAAGTAGTTCAGTAGGGACCGGCTCATATCCTGTAATTTCTGCCGTCCGCAGTAGCAACATATAAGCCCGATTATTGCAGTAGTTTTGGGTCCATCTCGTTAGCGTAATAACATCATACCTGTGAGGGTTCATGTAAACGCAGTTAAAGGGGTTTATGTTCCACCGCAGGATCTCCCTGCATTTTTCCACGGCATCTTCGATACAGTCCATGCTGGTGCTACGGGAGTAGGCTTCAAACACTGCCGTTAAACCCTCCCCACTGTTATCTTGGCCTTGTAATACCGCCTGTTTTTCTCTAGTACCCTCTCGTAGATCTCCACATCCCTAGCAAACCTGCAACCCGTGCAGTACACCTGGTTGCGGCGGTAATATGCTACCGGAAAGTGTCTCCCGCACCTTTTACATGTTTTTATTATCACGTCGTTCTTGCCCACAAGGCCACCTCCTAAACCAGCTTTAAAACTTTTGACTTAACCCTGCCAGGCTCTTTCCTGGGCAAGGTATCTGTATTACCACCATTAGCCAAATCGTAGAACCGGGTATGCTCTTTTACAAAGGCCACCCATATCGAGCCCGTAGGACCTTCCCGCTGTTTGGCTATTATTATCTCGGCCATGCCAGGCCTGTCCTCCGGGTTGTAAAACTCCGGCCGCCAGAGCAGCAACACCAGATCCGAATCCTGCTCAAGGTCTCCACTGTCGCGTAAGTCGGAAAGCGCCGGTCTTTTTTCTCCCCGGGCTTCAACTGCCCGGTTGAGCTGGCTTGCCGCTATAACGGGGCAGTTAAAATCCTTCGCCATTGCCTTCAGGGAGCGGGTGATTTCAGCCAGTTCTCTTACCCTGGTATCCACCTTCTTTCCGGGATCCAGCTGGCCGATGTAGTCAACCACAACCAGGTCAACTCTCCCGTGCTTGGCATTTAACTTGTGGACCTGAGCGCGAATATGTGCCGGCGTTGGATGGGGGTGGTCGTCCACGTACAGCTTTATCGTGCTGAGCCTTGTTGACGCATCACATACCCCCGACCACTCGTTTTCCCCAAGGTAACCGAGCCGTATGGCGTGGCCGTTCAACCTGGCTGTCTGAATTATGATTTTCTCGGCCAGTCGGGTACCCCTAACCTCGGTTGTGAACAGGGCCACGACCCCGCCCGATTTGGCCACCTCCGCTGCAATTTGGGCAACCAGTGAGGTCTTTCCCATGCTTGGCCGGGCGGCGACGAGAATGAGATCCCCCTTCCTCAAGCCTCCGGTAAACTTGTCCAGGTCAGCAAGACCCGTTGATAGTCCCGGGAGCTTGCCCTTGTTCCTGTACCGCTCTTCGATACCTGCCACTGCACCTTGAAGCAATTGCCTGATTGGTTGCAGGCCTGCGTTTTGTTTATCCTGTTCGGACAATTCCAGGGCTGCTCTTTGCAGATCCTGCATGGCCTCTTTGCCGTCCAGGGTGCCAGCATATATACGCTCTACCAGGTTATGACACCTGGAAAGCACCGCCCGCAGGACGGCCTTCTCCCTCACCAGCTCGGCGTGGTGCCTAGCCAGCAAAGGACTTTCAACGTGATTTGGCAGTGAAGCAATGTAGGTGATACCGCCTACCCTGTCCAGCACGCCCCGGGACCTCAATTCCTCCGTTAGCGATATTAAATCCACGGGCTTGCCGGCCT